TTAATTATTATACTCTGGAACTCGGAGAAGATTACGTTGGTAAAAGATTTGACTGCTATTTTACAGGGTACTCTATTGATGAAGTTAATAACCACCGTAAGGAGGTTCAGAAAGTAGTAGATAATTTAAAAGGTAAGTTAATAGTAAAAGAATATGCTCCTAAAAATGCTACTGTCAATACTATAAAGTCTCATATTCAGAAATGTATGGATATGGAACATAAACCCGATTTAGTTATTATAGATTATGTAGATTATTTAAGAGCTCCTTCTAGAGGTAAATCTTTTGAAAGAAAAGATGAAATCGATGATGTATTTATAGCTACGAAAGGTTTAGCAAAAGATTTAAAAATTCCTATTTTAACTCCATCACAGGTTAATAGAATGGGAGCTAAAGATTCAGTTATTGAAGGTGATAAAGCTGCTGGATCGTATGATAAAATGATGGTTGCAGATATATGTTTATCTCTGTCTCGTCAAAAAGAAGATAAAGTATTAGGAACTGGTAGAGTTCACGTTATGAAAAATAGATATGGTCAAGATGGTATGACTTATAACGTTAAAATGGATACTAATAACGGTCATATAGAATTTGAAGGTAAAGCTAACATAGACGAACAATTAAATTCTACACAAGGTCCAGTTTTTAATTTATCTAGAGAAAAATTATCAGAATTATTTGATAAAAAATAGAATATATATGCTATTTATGGAAACATCTCCAATAGCAGAGTAAGCTTAAAATGGAGATTTTTTTTGTCTAATCTAATAA